CTCGGAAATGCGGCATCCGCAGCTGTCGAAGCGATTACTTTTTCTTTCGTGACCGTCATCCGCAAGAACCTGATTGCACCCAACGGAGTAGCCGTTGTGAAAGGATCCAGCAACTACGCGATATTCACCGGCGATATTTTCGAAGTCCTGATCGGAAAAGCCGGATTACGTATTCAAAACGGATATGTATATAAGAAAGATACCGACCATACGACATGGACAAAGATTTGAGAAATACCAACGGTAGTACATTCCCATAGCGTGAACATAATAACTATGGACAAAATATTTAATAAAACGAAAAAGGTGTTGGAAGGTATTGCTACAAAGCTGTCCGAAGCACTTATGACCGTGCAAGGATGGCTTATAGGACTATTGATCGTTATCGTGAATTTCTTCGCTGGGTATCAGCTCGTACTTTATGGGGTGCTTATTGCCGTAGCCTTCGACGCTTTGTTTGGAATATGCGTCGCTCGAAAGCGCGGAGAATTTATCCTGTCAGAACTCCTGCGGGCTACGATATTCAAGCTGGCAGTTTACTTCAATCTGATCGTAGTATTCGTTTTCATCGATAAATTCGTTACGACAGGAGGTATCGAAACGAAGATTACGACCGTGATCCTGGGTTCTGCCATTTGCCTGGCAGAAGCATGGTCGAGCTGTGGCAACGCTTTAATCATCAGTCCGAACTTTCCATTATTACGTCTGTTTCGAAAAGCATTGACCGGAGAAATAGCCCGCAAGCTCAATGTAAATCCTGAAGATGTAGAAAACATATTAAACAGCACAAAAAAATGACCAGAGGACTTCGTAACAACAATCCCGGGAATATCCGCAAGGACGGAACCCATTGGAAGGGAGAGGTGGAACCTTCCCGCGACGCTGCGTTCAAGCAGTTCGAATCTATGGCGTGGGGATACCGCGCGATGTTCAAATGCCTGAACACTTACAGCCGTAAATACGGGCTCGACACCATTCGGAAGACGATTTCACGCTGGGCACCCCCGAGCGAGAATGACACGGAAGCATATATCCGTACGGTATCCGAATTGTCCGGCGTCCCGGAAAACGGACGGATCACGGCAACCAACCGCGATGTGATGATCCCGATAGTCGCAGCTATGTCGCGCGTAGAAAATGGCGTTGATGCCTGCATGACGGACGTGATGGCCGGCTGGGACCTGTTCATCAACGGTTGATAGCTCGTACTCATTATGGTACTGCGGAAAATAATCCTGATTCTCCTTCTGACCGGCTTGTTCCTTGTCGGATGGTGGCTCGGCAGGCGATCCGTCGATGTCCGTATCATCGAGCATACTCGAATCGATACGGCCTACTTCGAAAGACCGCAACCGCATAAAATACTGTCCTCGGCTATTTCGGTAGAGGTGCCGAAATGGTTGTTCGCCCCAGCGGATACCACCTTTACCACCGTAACAATAAATCCCAACCGGGACAGTGTGCCGGTACAGCTGCCATTCGAACGCCGGGAATATCGCGACAGCAGCTACTTCGCCATAGTGAGCGGAATAGCCCTGGGCGACTGCCACCCTACCCTTGAACACATCGAAACATACGGACGTACTATCACGCAGCAGAAAATAATCCGAACGCCCTACCGATGGCAACTCGGGCCTGCCGCAGGCGTCTATTACGTTAATCGCACGGGTGGCGTATGGATCGGAGGGCAACTTCACAGAAACATCGGAAGGTTCAATATCACGGCATCCCTCGGCTGGGACCCACGCGATAACGGCCCCTATGTTCAAGGAAGCATAAGTATGGATTTATGGCGGAAATAACTTTTTAACGAATTATAATTATGGAAACAATTAAAAAAATCGGACTGCTTTTCCTTGCCTTCTTCTCATTCGTTTGTATTGTGGGTGGGATAGGAACACTCTACTATTGCCAGGTCGAAAGCAGCAACTTGTTCGCAACCGGGTTGATTCCCGTCGGGGCAATCTACTTCTACCTGCTTTGGCCGACATTGAAAAAGTATCTGTTCTAACAGCTTTCGCCCGTCAGGGGTGGGCGTAAAAAAAGCCCCTGCCTTTATTAGCGTCTCTCTTACCTTCCGCTAATAATAAAGGTGCCAACACACCACGACAGGGGCTGTAAAGCCTTTGCAAGTGTGTTGGCACTTATTTTTATTTGGTAAGAGAGTGAACAAAGGTAAGAGAAATATCCTATATGTGCAAATCTGAACTTTACCGACAAATTCTCGGCACGGTATCGCAAGAAACGGAGATTTCGGAAGAGCGAATACTATCCAAAGCCAAAAACGCCGAGATCGTGGATGCCAGGTATTTACTGGTCTATTTCCTCTGGAGGCAGGGATTTCACGCCCCGGTCATATCCTCGCTGATGAACTTCTCACGACGGCCCATAGAGAAGATGATTTCCCAATTCGATCTTCGTCGCAAACAAAGCGGTAAAATGTTCGAAATGCTCCTCGTCCGTATTGCGTCCAAACTCCGTCCCACCTGCGACTGATACGATTGATTCTCCCATCGTTCATGTCGATTTTTGCATTGTGAGCTCAACGGCAGCGTCCGCCGAACGGACGCAACAATGTAAAAGTCTAAAACAATGAACGAAAAAACTTTAGTGTTCGACAACGGTGGCGCAATGGACGGCAACCTCGTGGCCGCGTTGATGAACGGAAACAACCGCAATAACGGCTACGGCAATGGCTACGGCTGGGAGTGGATGTGGATGATCCTGCTCTGGGCTCTCTGGGGCGGCAACGGATGGGGTGGCTTCGGCGGTCGCGGAAACGGACTCTCGAATCTTCCCGCCGAGCTGAACGGCGACGCAGGGCGTCAGCTGCTGATGAATGCCATTCAGGGAAACGGCACCGCCATCAACCAGCTCGCATCTTCGCTCAACTGTTCCGTACAGCAGATTCAGACCGCTCTGTGCAACATCCAGGCACAGTCGGGCCTCTCGGCGCAGCAGATCATCAATGCCGTGCAGTCCGGCAACGCACAGGTGCTTTCGCAGATGGCCTCCTGCTGCTGCGATGTCCGCACCGCCATCGAGCGCCAGGGCTACGAAAGCCAGCTCGCAACGCTCAATCAGACCAACACCCTGACGAGCAACGCCAACACGCAGTTCAATGCCCTCGGCTCGAAGATCGATGCCCAGACGCAGGTCATCAACGACCGTTTCTGTGCCCTCGAGATGCGTGAGATGCAGAACAAACTCGACGCCGAGCGTGCCAAGAGCGCGGCATTGGCCGGGCAGCTCTCCCAAGAACATCAGACGGCGACGATCATGCAGTCGCAGGCCCAGGCCGTAGCGCCCATCAACGCTGCGATCGGCGATCTGAGCAACCGGCTGGCAAAGATCGAGTGCGGCCTGCCGCCTACGACCGTGGTTCCCAATCCGCAGGTGTACGCGATGCCCGCCTGCGTAGCCGCCCAATACGGGCTGGGCTTCGGTGCCGCGTTCGGACTCGGCGGCAACGGCGGATTCTGGGGTTAATACGGAAAGGAGGTATGCTATGGCAGTATTCCCATTTCAGTATGTCAATCGCAGAGGTATCCCGGTCATCAAAACTACGGGTGTGACGGTCAATGCCGCCGATGTCGTGTTCTCATTCCAAAACCACGCCTTTGCCAATTCCTGGTACAGGGGGATAGTCCTGGTCGAGCTGTCGCAGGCAATACCCGCAGGCACGACAGGCACGCTTCCCGTGTTGTTCGAAACCAACGGCGTGACCAAGAATGTGACCACGTACAACGGAGCCAATGTCACCGTGTCCGATATTCCGGGGACGGGTGTATTCCAGCTCTTCTACGACAAACAGACCGACACCCTGCAACTGATGACAGGGGCCGTTTAACCAATAATAAACCGAAGGCTTCAGGAGGGGAAACCGCCCCTCCGGAGCTTTCAAAAAACAATTAACCGAAGATGTTTGCGAATTTAACCAAAGGCGCTCCGGTATATGTACTCGATATGCGCGGAACTCCCAAATACTACATGGCGACGCTTGAAGAGGCGCCACAGCCCTATTTCCCCGCTCCCGGGAACTTTCCCCCGGCGCAGCCTTCCGTCAGCTTCCCGGTAGGGGACCAGAAATGGGTCGTCCCGGTAAATGCCGATATGGTGACAAAGGACGGACTCACGGTCACGACATCCCGCGAACGGCTCATAGACGCCATCAATGCGGCAAAGCAGCAGAGCCAGTCCGTTGTGGATTCCTACGAAAAACACAAGGCCAATCTGGAAGTTTTCGATCAGATCATGCGCGAAGTGAATCCCGCGTACGCGGGTCAGGCGCAACGCGACAAGGAGCTCCAGGAGCTGCGGGCAGAGGTGGGACAACTTCGTCAGATGCAAACGGAGTTCGCCTCCATGAAGTCATCGCTGGACGCCTTTCTTAAATCGCAAATGTCTGCTAAAACAAGCAAATCATGAGAATGTGGGAAATCGAAGGCCGGTACCGCGGTGACGGGTACGGCGAGCGTGAAGAAATCGAACGCAAGATGCGCGAAGCCTACGAGTGTGGCTACGAGGATGCCAAACGCGAAATGCGCGACGGCTACGGGGAGCGTCACACGGGAGGCTACATGCCCGACGGCTACGGTGAGCGTGGCGGAGAATACGGCAGCGACGGATATGGCGAACGAAGAGGTGTCCGGGGAACCGGACCCTACTCCAGATTCCGCCGGTAAAACGAATCCGGAGAGGGGAGAAATCCCCTCTCTTTAACAGCGAAACCTATGGACAGAGAAAGATTGGACGCAAGGGACTCCATGCCGGCAGATATTCGCGCATACCTCGAAAAAAACGGATGGTCCTTTTCGAAGAAAATGTGTGAATTTGCCGTCAGCCGCATGAAGGACCGCGACGGGAAGAAAATAGAACCCATCACCAAAGAGCAGATCGACAAATTGCTCAAGACGAACGGTATCGAGCTCAAGCACGACAACGGCTACGACTGTGTATATGTCGCGAATATGGCCCGGGCCGATTACTGGGGATCATCCATTGCCGATGAACAACACCTGGCCCTGTTCGTCAAGGATTTCATCGACGATGAAGACGCCTATCCCGGGCTGCCCTTCACACGATATTTCGCCGATCTGATAGGGTCGGGAACAAATGTTCCGTGGGAAGATGTCCTGTAACAGAATCAAATCCAGAACGCGGCTCGAAAGACCGTATGTGAGGATTCAAAAAGTGTATTCAACGACATGAAGCTGCGGGATCTGAGGATAGAGAACTATGATTGGCATGTGCGGTTTTACTTCGCCGTACATGGCTATCACACGCGCTCTATCCTTTTTTCTTTGGAACAGATAGAGTGTCCCAGGCCAATTATGGAGCGAGTACGGGAAAATTTGGAAAAGGCCGATATGGATTCGGGATTCACCTATTCCAACAAGACCCGGCGAAGGTCTGTCGTAGTCGTAGGATTGGCGTCATCCCAGGCACAATTCCTGAACTCTTTCGAGCATGAACTGCGGCACCTGTGCGACGACATCGCCGTAGCATCCGCAATGCCGATGCAAGGCGAAGAAGTAGCCTATCTGACAGGACAGATAAATACAATGCTTTGGAAAGATATTCACCAATTTATTTGTTGCAAAGGTAAATGCGACGGTTATGGACGAACAAACTAAATATCTGATGTCATTGTTGGAGATCAGCGAATGCTGCTACCCTATTTATGTAGCCGTAATCTGCGAATTGATAGAATCGATATAATAGCTGGATAAGATCGGCTTTTATATCTTCATCAATGTCCCGACAACGTGCGAAAGGCGCACTTCCTTCGTGTGCCCCGAAAGATACGTTATAAAGTAGCTTCACGTCCGGCTCCCGCCCAATAGAGTTCAATGCTTGAAACGACATTAACAGAATGAATCAAAAGAACACTTTTATCGTCTAATTGCAATTATGCAATAGGATGAACGGATGTAATTCTACATCATATATTCCGAATTGCACGGTTATTATCCTCTCCCTTTCCGCAAATTCATCAAAATAAAGGCAGCTCCTGCTGCCATCCGTCAATGTGTTCTCTAATATTCCTTTTGAATTTCCGCCATAAAAACGGCAAGGATTTGTGTGCCTTGAATCGATAGACGAAATCATGGCGATAACTCACGCCCATCCTTGCTTCCCGGCAGATAATCATTTCGAGCAATCGATTCCGTGAATAACTGATGTATATTTCGGAATCGTCACGTGCCCCGCCTCTGCGTTCGTTTTTCCTATATCGTCCCATTTGCAAATTCCGAATAAATCATTATATTTGTATCGGTGTGAGGGGTGATTCTTCGGAATTGCCTCTTTTTTATTCATCTTCGAAGGCGTCCGGTACTTCTCCGGAATGTTCCCGACAAAAACCGATTGGCCGGATCTCTGGGCCGCTGCAATCTTCGAAAACAATAATTGCCATGTTTCCGTCCGATCTGCATCCAATCAATTCACAACTATTCGGAATGTCGATTCTCACCTCAAATCTCCGATTCATAGCTACCTGCTTTTTGAGTATATCGCCGACCGCAACTCTCCAAAACGCGGATTAAGTGCCTCCGGTGTTCTGGTGTATCCTTATCCGGAGCAACATAAAACGTTACCCCCGCAATTCGAATTATTCTCGTACATTTATTTTCTATTGCCAGAAGTTTAGCACGATCTACTGTACCGTTTTTAGATGTATCTACTGCCATATGAATAAAAAAGGGAGCGATTTTGCCTCTCCCGGTTAAAACTTCTCTTTCCTTATTTGTTCTTCCAGCTCTCTTTCCGCCTTGCGTATGTCCCTCTGCAACTCCTCCAGCCGGGTGATCTGTTCTTCACTCATGCGTGGACACCCCGAGAGCCAGCTGCTGTAATTGGGCGTACTAATTTTGCCGCAGGCGATACTCCCCACCCGCAGACAGTAATCGTAATACTTTACAAACTCATCTTCCGGAGCGTCCCGGTCTATGTCGGTGATGATGTCATCCATCCCAACTATATAGTCCGCGCATTCGGTGATCCCGCCGACATCGCCGCCGACCCAGCTCCGCGTAGCATCCTCATAATCATAGCCGTGTTTCTCGCAAAAAGCCTGCAAATAGGCGTTGCAGGCTTTTTCGTAGTCTGATTTTAGTTTCGTGTTCATAGATATTCTTGGTTAGTTACTTGGTTAGTCAAAATGCACAGAGCATCTTACTCATTTTCGTGAATCGGCCGCCAGCCGATAATCTTATGACCAATACCAGCCCATCCGGGATACACATATATCCACCATTCAGAACGGTCATATTTAACAGTGACAAATGGAAGTTTCTTATCAGAGGTTTTACACAACACGAGTTGTCCATTTTGCGGCAGCTCCTCTTTCGGATCACGCCAGCGGGTCAATTCCTCATATTCGAAATTAGCGCCAACAACACAGGCGGATGTAACGATATTTTCAAAAGTTACATGGTCTTCATTGAATTGATCAAGTTCGACCCAGGCATTGGCCACATATTCTTGTATTCTTTCCTCAATTGTTTTCATTTCTCATTGTTTTTGAAATATTCGACGATCTCCTCGACTGTAGCCTTGCGGTAATAACCTGATGGTACATCTACAAAAGAATCGAATCGCGTATGTTCGTTAAAAATAAGCCGTCTAACCCCATTTTTACTCTCATTAGTCGGATATTCCGTATATGAGTACCATTGCTCCTGATCGTTCTCGTTGTTCATCGCCGCCAGCGCCCTGAACAGCTCGATGTTGGTGCCGCAGTCTATGCAATTCAAGGCGGTGAATGTTTGTGCGTCATGAGCCACGCCGACACAATAAGTGTCACATATTACCTTATCGCCTAATCTCTCTTCTTTTGGGGGATAAATATATTCATAGCCAATATGCATACACCACTCGATCACATCTTTTCGCTTCTCCGCATCCTCGACGCGGACAAAGCAATGGGTTGTGAATTTCATTCCTCGTTCAGTCTTTGTTTGAATGCGTTTAATGCACTGCAATCGGGGCAATTTCCCCCATTACTTGTTTGTATTGAGTAAATTGGGCAATCCTTGCAAAATGCTTCGATCGCTTTATCCCGCATCCTTTCCTCGGCCTCCTGCTCGGCGAGTTCGGCTGTATGGCTCATTGCTGCTCGTAGCTGCCATTTGGCGTGGTCGCTCATCTCTATTACAAGATGATTCAAGCATCCGTCGATAAATTCCTTTGCTTTTTTGCTTTTCATGGCTATTCGTCGATTATAAACCAACCGTCATGCAGGAGTTGTGCGCGGCTAATTCGGGATTTGAGGATAGTTCGATGTACCCGCCGGCATCGGGAGCAAACAATATCATGCACCACGTCGTATCGGTTGGGTTTGTTTTGGCGGCAGAACCAATTTCGGGGCGATTTGACGCAATATACCTCCTCGAAATCCTTATGCCCGAACCAGCGGCAGATAAGGGGCAAAAGCCATTGTTTCATAGTCCTATTCATTGCTCGCCTCCTTTCAGAAATTCGGGATTGTCGTGGATGTTGCTAATGACTTCTTTTCCAAATTTATAAATCCAATCCTGATCCAATCTTAAATAACATAATTCCTTTCTATCGACCAAGGCCCCCATAAAAGCTGCGTTGCCGGTATGGTAAAAGATTCTATGAGGGCGAGTTTTATCCTCGGACAATGGAGAGCGTATCACATCCCCCTCGTATATGGCAATGCCCTTTCTGTCTTTCAGCCCCGTGTACTCGCCAACGGTATCTTCATTGACTGGTGCGATGTGATGATATTGGCCTACATTAAAGCCATCATCTGTGTAATTTTTACTATGTACTCCGATACAAACAGACCCATCATCGTACTGTAACAGGTCGCCATATTCCCACTCCCCGTTGTCGAGGCGCTTGCCCCGGAATTTAATTTCTCTCATATTTCAAAATGTTTGAAAGTTTTTCAAAGTTTTGCAATGTTCTGCATCGAATCTCGTTGTTTCACCAACTCAAATTCGTAAACTACCCGTAAAGATCGTTGAACATTACTTTTTTCATTTCCTCTGATCGTTTTGATTCTCCTCAATATCGGGGTTGTCGGCCTTGCTTTTGTCGAAAAAGCGGATTCCGCCATTGATAGTCAGCATGTTGATATTCATCCCCTGCTTCAACAAATCGTAGATTGCGGTTGTCGCTATCCCAATTGCAATGACGGAGATAATAAGAATAACCAATATTACGGCCCATGCAATCGAGCGATAGGGTTCCCCGGATATAATACCACATAAAACAATTGTCAGTGTTCCAAAAAGAAAACTTGTAAGTAAGTGTTTTTTCATTTCCTTTCGTATTCGTTTATCGTTTCAAAAATCCGCAATGCCACCTGCGGGACTATGGCGTTTCCGCAGGCTTTGACGGCTTCCCGGCGCCACCGAGGAAAGGCGATACCAGCCAATTCACCGGGAAACCCATCATCTCCGCCACATACAGGGGGTTGAGTCGGGAACCCGTTCCAGTCCGGTATTCGTCGCTTTGCATCGCTGTTTTGGGTAGTCCGTTGCGTATGCCCTGACTGGCAGGAAGCGTTACATTCTTCGCATCGTTGGCGGTCGGAGTAGGCAACAATCCCATTTTCGACGCCATTGCCAGCGTCGGACGTTCCGACGCATTCGGGGAGAGGCTTTTGTTCATTCGGCCGCTTCCTGCGTCTATCGCCGTCGGGGTGGGCAACAAACCAACATCTGTCCCGACGGTGGGGAGCGCCGACACCGCAAGCCGGAATAATGTACGGCTGCACCTCGTATCCTGCCGCCTCCAGGTCAGCGCACACCCTTTCGAATACCAACCCTTCCGACCAATTAACGATTCCGTAAACGTTCTCGCCCACGACCCAGCGCGGTCGAACAGTCCGAATAACGTCGAGCATCGCGGGCCACAGGTAGCGATCGTCTTCTGTGCCTCGCCACTTTCCTGCGAGCGAGAACGGCTGGCACGGCTACGGGAACCCTCCGGTAAGGACAATGTCCTCATTCCTCCAGAGGGTTCCATATCGTTTTGAAAGTTCAATGTCAATTGTTTCATAGGTCAAGGTGTGTATGTCATCGTGGTGATACGCTTTGGGAAAGTGATACTGTAGTATTTGCCGGCAAAAGCTATCTATCTCACAAGTAACGAGCGTCCTCCATCCTGCCCAATGCGCGGCGAGGGCAAACCCTCCTATTCCCGAAAATAGATCTATGTGTATCATTTTTTTCTTTCGATTTGATGCCTTCGCGTGTGTTCCGCTTTTGGGAAGCAAACCAAATTATCCCTGCGATTATCGGATTTATCCCCGTTTATGTGATGGACATCCCAGCCGTCTGGTATATCGCATATTTCTTTCTCCCAAATGTAGCGATGCATCAAGCATCTGTCGTCGGTAGTGAGGGCATAGTAGCCATTACTCCGCAAGGTGAATTTTTTACCATCGTAAATCTGGAAACCGCAAGGTATAGAAGTTCGTAGTCTGAATCCTCGCTTTTTAAATGCCTTATAGACGCATTGTCTTGTAACGCCTATACTCTTGGCTGTTTCTGCCAGCGACATCCCTTTTGCGTACATCTCGGCATATGCCTTGTCGTATATTGAATTTCTATGCGCTCCCATAACTCAGAAATTTTTCAATACCATTTCAAGTCTTTCATCAACCGATTCAAGGGAACACGACTCACCGCGGGAATACGCAATGTAGTCCCGGAGCAGTCCTTGTGAGAGGATATAACCGTAGGCTTGATTTTTGGCTTGTTTCTCAATGAGAAACTTCGAATAGATGGATTCGCTCGTGTCGTGAGCTGGACGGTTTGATCTGGGTGTAATTTTCCCATTCAAACATTTTTCTCTGGTGTTGGACATAACCGAAAATGTTTGTCGGGCGGAAATGAAAAACGGTTCCGCCTTTCCCGTTGTCCTACACCAGAGCGGCAGTGGGCGCATTAACGCTCCACACGGGGGTACGAAACCGTGTATATGTAGCGTCAGGGCATAAAAAATGTCCGCTACAAACAGGCAGAATACTCTGCCGCTCTGAATATAGGACGCTACAAACATACAAATCTTTTTCATTCCTGCAAAATTTATCGGCTTCCCGTATGCCACTCGGCCGCCAGATCGAACCCTCCGATTCCGCTGAAAAGAGAGGCGTGGGTCATAAGCGATCATCGGTTATCCCCGTTTGAGTCGATCACGCCGCGCTCGCGGCGGCTGGCGAGTTTGTCGAGGTTCTGCTGCATGACCTCTTCGAGCGTGAAGC